TGGTGAAGACCCATTCAGACGTGAGAAGTATTACGCCTACATCAAGCACCGTGCTCAGGCCAAGCATCGCAAGGAAGACTATGAGCTTACTTGGGATGACTGGGAAGCACACTGGAGTGATGAACTGTTTCTACTGCGTGGACGCAAGCGTGATGATATGTGCATCACCCGTGTTAACAAAACTCAACCGTGGTCAGCATCAAACGTTGTTGTGGTCTCACGCTTGGAACAACTTAGGTTGTGCGCTAAAACAATGTTGGAGAAGAAGAATAAATGATTGATTTTGATCCATACGCCGAGCTTATCAAGACACAAGAAAGAGTGACTATGCTAGAAGACTTGGTGGATCAATTGATCTCAACCAACAATGAACAGGCTAGACTATTACAAGAGATAGCCAAGAGTCACGAAGGACTGTCACGTCTTGTTCTTCAGAATGACACACGCATCAACAACCTTGCGTGTGGTCAGGACCAAGACACGTGAAGTTAAGTCTACCACAACAAACAGTGGCAGATGATCCTGCACGTTTCAAAGTTGTTGTGGCGGGCAGAAGATTCGGCAAGACGTTTCTAAGTATGCGTGAACTTTGTTATAGAGCACGCATACCCGACCAAGAAATATTCTACATCACCACAAGCTATCGTGCTGCTAAGATGATACTGTGGAAGCCACTCAAGAAGAAGCTGCTGGCACTGCGTTGGGTCAAGAAGATCAACGAAAGTGAACTGTCAATACTTCTGAAGAATGGGTCTACTATATCACTCAAAGGGTCAGAGGATCCTGACAAACTGCGTGGTCCTAGTCTATCCTATTGTGTGATTGACGAAGCAGCTGAATGCAAGTTGGAGACACTGTGGGGTGAAATCATACGTCCAGCACTTGCAGATCAACAGGGTGGTGCACTGTTTATAGGAACACCCAAGGGCAAGGGCAATCACTTTTATGACTTGTATGTAAAAGCCAAGAAGGCCAAGAACTGGGCAGCATATCAGTTCACCACACTTGATGGGGGCTTTGTTAGTGATGAAGAAGTAGCAGCCGCACGTGAAGATATGAGCGAGCTACAGTTCCGCCAAGAGTTCCTAGCCACATTTGAGACTTATGAAAATAGAGTTGCGTGGGGCTTTGATAGAGATAGGCACGTTATAGACGTGCCCAAGGATGTTAATACCTCTATTATTCACGTTGGTATGGACTTCAACGTTAGTCCAGCCACCGCAGCCATTATGGTCAAGCATACCATAGAAGGACTTGAATGTATGGTGCAGATTGATGAGATCAACGTCTACTCATCAAACACTGATGAAATGGTCTCTGAACTTAAAGATCGCTATCCACGAAGCAAAACGTTTGTATACCCAGACCCATCAGGCAAAAGCAGACACACCGCTGCCAATGGCAATACTGATCACAAGATACTTGAGAACGCGGGCTTTATTGTTAAAGCACCCAAGAAACACGATGCTGTCAAGGATAGAATCAACGCTATCAACGCACAGTTCAAAAATGCTAATGATACAGTCAGGCTGTATATAGTAAATACGTGCAAACACACTATCAACAGTTTGGACAAGTATACATTTAAGGAAGGAACACAGATTCCCGACAAGGATTCAGGATTCGACCACATGTTTGATGCAATTAGCTACTGCATCGCATATCTGTTTCCGATTAAGAAGAAAGTAGAGCATAAAGCACCTCAGCGCTGGGGTCATGCAATCGCATAAGGATTATTCATGAATATAACACAACAGATTTCTACGGAAGTAGCCAAGCTATTAAGTGGAAACTCTACCTACAACTCATACGACTCACGTTGGAGATACATGCTGGAAAGCTACATTGGTGGAATGGAGTATCGCGAGGGCGGACATCTAACACGCTACCAATTAGAAACAGATGCGGAATACGGTGCGCGTCTGCGGGCAACACCACTAGAAAACCACTGTGCGTCAATAGTAAACACCTATAACTCATTCCTGTTTCGTGAACAACCCATACGTGAGTTTGAAAGTCTTGAAGGAATGCCAGAACTATACTCATTCTTAGAAGACGTGGACTTTGAAGGACGCAACATTGACCAATTTATGAAGGACGTTCACACCTGGGCAAGTGTGTTCGGTCACTGCTGGATGATGTTGGTAAAGCCCAACGTGGGTTCGGCCACAAGAGCAGAAGATCAAGCCCAGGGCATTCGTCCATATGCTAGTCTACTCACACCACAAGTTGTATTGGATTGGGAATACACTCGCAAGCCCAATGGTGAATACAAACTCTATTACTTCAAATACATCGAAGATATAAATGGTGACGTAACTACAATCCGTGAATGGTGGGATGAAGCTGTTAAGACTACAATCATCAACACGTCAAAAGACAATATTGAACATCAATACGTTGAACCAAACGGCCTGGGATCGATTCCGGCGGTGTGTGCGTATAACAAGCGTTCATCATATCGTGGCATTGGTGTTAGTGACATTACTGACATTGCTGACTATCAGCGTCTGATCTACAACTACTTGAGTGAGTGGGAACAGTTGGTTAGACTCAGTGTTCACCCAAGTCTAGTTAAGACACCAGACACCAACGCTGGCATTGGCGCAGGTTCAATGATTGAAGTTCCAAATGACACTGACGGATCGCTCAAGCCATACTACCTAGAATATAGCGGCGCCAGTGTTGATGCTATTCAGAGTGGTATTGAACACGCTGTTTCAGCAATTGACAAGATGGCCAATACTGGTGCTGTTCGCGCAACTGAAAGCAAGAAGATTAGTGGCGTGGCAATGGAAACTGAGTTTGAACTGTTGAACGCACGTCTAAGTGAAAAAGCAGACAACCTTGAACTTGCTGAAGAGCAGCTTTGGAAGTTGTGGTGTGTGTATATGGAGCGTGAATGGGAAGGCGTTATTGACTACCCAGGCAGCTTCAACATTCGCGATACGGCTCACGAGATTGAGCAATTGCGTGTGGCATATGAAGCAGCAGAACCTGGCAGTGTAGCAGCACGCGGCGTCCAAAAGAGAGTTACGGAATGGCTGGACTTTGAGCAAGAAGAACTTGCGGAGCTTACAAAAGAAGTCACTCCACACATTATGCAAAGTCTAACGGGTGAGCTTAGAGCAGTTACAACTCAGTCACAGCACCAAGAGTTGATCTCTATGGGCTGGACTGAATACACACAAGGAATGAACAATGAGTAAACTAGGAGGCTATTATGGCTTATAAAAAGAAAGGCAACGGCAAGAAAAAGAAGTAAGTTAACCTATCATAGTATTTTGCTATGATTATACTAAATAACAGTAGCAGCAGACAGTAGGTTCTGTCTGCTGACACTAATTACAAACAAACCGTTAAGAGCGGGCGAGGATTACAATGGCCGAAGAACAAAACATTGGCGAAGCAGCAGCAACTGACGCAGCTGATCAAAAATCAAGTCAGGCACAAGAAGAAGCAACAAAGACATATACCCAAGAAGAAGTAGACAACATGATGGCTCGAATGAAGGGCAGCATGGAGAAGAAACTTCTAAAGCCTTATGAAGGATTGGGTGATCCAGAAGAACTGCGTGATCTGAAAACCAAAGCGGAACAACAGCGTGAGGAACAACAGCTCAAGCGTGGTGAGTTTGAAAAAACACTTCAGGAGAAAATGTCAGTAAAGGATTCAGAAATCCAGAAGCGAGACGCAATCATCAAAGAGTATAAGGTTAACACCCCACTACTTGATGCAGCAGCACGTTATAAAAGTGTGAACCCAGAACAAGTCAAGAGCTTGCTGGCAAGCAATGTGCAGTTGGGTGATGATGGCGAAGTTGTGGTTACTGATGGCAAGGGCGGCGTTCGTTATAATGACAGCGGCAACCCAGTAGGTGTAGACGACCTAGTGCGAGAATTCTTAGATTCGAATCCGCATTTCGTTCAACCGACAGCATCAACAACCCACACTAAGAGCAACTATTATGCTCCCGGTGGTAAACTTGATATCTCAAAACTAGACATGAAGAATCCTGCGGATAGACAAAAGTATGCCGAAGCCAAGAAGGCTGGCAACATTTAATACGCCAATATCTTAAGGAGATTACACCATGGCTAACAACACAACCCTTAACAGTGAACTGTTTACTAACCTGCTTGCAGAAGCACAGTTTGCTGCATACGAGAACTCAGTAGCTCGTCAAATCGTAACAGCTTTTGATTACCCAGCTAACCAAGGCAAGACTCTTCAGGTTCCTGTTTACTCAGCAGTATCAGCAGTAGACCTATCTGAAGGTGTTGCTCCAAGCGCAGCTGACACCAACACAAACTCAGCAGAAATCACTCTTGGTGAAATCGGCACATACTTCCAGATCACTGACTTCCTACGTGATTCTGCACAGCGTGACGTTATCTCTGAGCTAGGCATGAACGCTGGTATGGCCATTGCTGAAAAGATGGACCAAGGCGTTTGGGATCTGTTCAATTCATTCACACAGAGTGTGGGCGTTGAGGACTCAGCAGTAACAGTTGACAACATCTTTGAAGCAGTAGCAACCCTACGCAGCAACAAGATCACTGGTCCTTTCTACTGTGTAGTTGACCCACGTCAAGCACTTAGCTTGAAGAAAGAACTAGCAACTGTTGGTGGCGCTAACTTGACCGCAAGTGAAATTGGTAGCGACATCCTACGTGGCTTCTACATTGGTTCAATAGCTGGATGCCAGATCTTTGAATCTGCACTAGTTAAGTCAGACCTTAACACTGACGCTGATGGCGACGTTAACGCAGTAGGCGCAGTATTCAGTCCTAAGGCAATCGGTCACGCAATCCGTGGCGGTGTTGTAATGGAAGATGAGCGTAAAGCAGCAGCGCGTGCTACTGACATCATGGTAAGTGCCGTGGTAGGTCAGACTATTCTACAAGACAGCTTCGGTGTTAAAATCATCGGTTCAGTATAAGGAGTAGATGATGTCTTTTATTATTGAGAACAACAATGTAATCAGCTTTGCTGAATTTGATGACGTGTTAAAGCGTGATCAGAGAATCTTTGACAATAATGAAGGCATCACTGACGAGTTAGTTGAAGAGCATCTTATACAAGCTACGGCGCACTTGCTCACAAGGTTTCGTGCGTTTAGTTGGTGGACAGACTATTATCTGCAACGCCGTGACACAAACGGCAATCCCATCAACACGTTAGCTGATATCCCAAGTTTAGATGTCAATCGCATTGTAAGCAGGCAGGAACTGTTCACAGAACTTGCTGTTTACACTGCACTCGCTGAATATACGCTGCCTATGATAGCGGACTTTGGCGCAGAAGACAGCGACGAACGGAATAAGATGGATTACTATTCAAACAAAGCAGATCGTCTGTTTGGGCATTTAATTAGTTTGGGTGACTGGTATGACTTTGATGATGATGGCACTGTTGCATCGTCTGAAAAAGAGCCTGGACACTACAACTTAAAAAGGATTAGATAATGAGAGATGAAATCATTGAAAAAATACGTTTGTCGGGCTTAGGCTCTCTGGGCGTGAGCAATGAACTGCCATTTGATGACAATGGCCAGGCTCTCTTTATTAAGAACGCCAAACAAGTTTACGTTGACAATCCACAGACAAGTCAGGAGCCATTGTTTCAGACTTTGAATGGGGGCTGCAACGTAAACAACTCCACAACAACTGTCAGTGTGTTCTTTGCTATTGATGCGAAGAACAAACCCGCTGATTATGAAACGAATATTGCCAAGCTACAGAGTGTCAAAGACAGTGTGACATTTGAAGGCAGCACAAGCAGACTGGTGTTTACCAGCACTGAATATGCAGGTGATTTGTTGATCAGTGAAATAGAATATGAATTTACCAGGATAACATAAGGAAACCAATCATGGCTTACATTTACCCAGCACCAGGTAACGCAATATCACAGGTAACCCTCAACCTAAAGTTGACAGGTGACTCCAATGGTCTTGACGTTCCTGCTCTGCGAGACGTAACACTAAACGCATCTAACGATGTATTCACTTGGACATCACTTGATAGTGCTTCTAAGCAACAGGTTGCTACTACAGCTACCAACAGCTTGAGTATGAACATTGTGTTGGACCAGCTAACATTCTTTGGTGACAGCGCAGCTACATCTGAAGACGCACAAACTGCGGGCATCTTTGGCCTTTCAAACGACAAGAATCTTGTTGATTTTGAACTGTTCATGGGTGACGAAAGTGACGGCAGCACAGGCAAAACTATAAGTGGCAAAGGCTACATTACTGGTCTTGCACCAACTGTGTCAGCGGACAGCCCAGTCTGGGTATCACCAATCACAATCACCGTAACAGGCGACTATACTGTAGTTTAATGTTGTGAAAACAAGTGAAAAAGTAGGGGGCTAGTTCCCCTACTTTTGTGTTTGCTAAATACAAAGTAGAGGTTAATAGATGAAAGATATAATTGAGAACAAGAGTGAAAAAGAGATACTGGAAAGTATCATAGCAGAAACTGCAAAAGCAAACAACGAAATTGCTTGCGCACAAACAGATATTAAGAAAGCCAAGAACAGATTGAACTTTTTAATCGTTTTGGCCAACAACTTGATCAACAGAAACGGAGATAAACAGAAATGAAACTACAACAACTCGCATCAAAGCCTACCCTTACCAAAATTGTAATTGACGACGAAGACATCGTAAAAGAATACGGTGAAGAACTTGAGTTCTACATCTATGATCGCCAGCCAATGTCAGTGTTTATGAAGCTGGCCAGCATGGATCAGAACGAAAACTCACTTGAAGATCTTGCTCACATCGTCGAAGATATGATTATGGATGAACAGGGTAAGAAAATCATCAACAAAGACGTTAGTTTGCCAATTGATGTGATGGTAAAAGTGATTGAGAAGACGGTGAATCGCTTGGGAAACACCAAGACCCCGACTTCAGTAGAGTAACACCTATGATGAACGCGTGGTTGACACTGGATTTTGTCGCCACGCGCTATGGCAAATTGCCAAGTGAGGTGTTAAAGTCGGGGGACACTGCTGACGTTCAGTGTGCAGAATTAGCTGTTCAATATGAGAACTTCAAGCGCAACGAAGAGAAGGACGGGAAAACTGCTCATAATCACTCACAAGAAGACCTACTAAATATGGTAAAGAAAGTGAAGGAAAAGAAAAATGAGACTGCGTCAGAAAACTAATAGAATTGCACCAACACTCACCCGCAAACAGCGCAAGCTGAATCGTGTGCCCAACGAAGCTCACGACTATTTCAAAAGCATTACACCAGTTGACACTGGTAACGCACGACGCAGAACACGGCTACAAGGCGAAACAATCAAAGCAAACTACCCTTATGCCACACCGCTAGACAACGGATACAGTAAGCAAGCGCCAAACGGAATGAGCGAGCCAACAATTGACTTCATCCAAGACTTGGTTAAACGGATACTAGGAAAATAAGATGGCCACAACTAGAGATAGATATCTATTAGACGTTGACACGCGTGGGGCAACAAGAGGCATCAACGGAGTCAAAGCTGCCCTAGGTGGCCTGGCAGGTATTATTGCCGTTAGCGAACTTGCACAGCTGGGTAGAAGTATTGTGGGCGTGGGGCTCGAGTTTGAAAAGTTTGAAACCATCCTTACTACACTAACTGGCAGCCAGCAAGCAGCACGTCAAGAACTAGAAAGACTTCAGGTATTGAGCAAACAGCTACCACAAGACGTAGCTGACATCAACAGCGCGTTTGTAATACTTGAAAGAAACGGTCTCAGCACCACAACTGAAAGCCTAGAAGCTCTATCAAACGTTGCCACAGCTAACGGACGCTCGCTAGAACAGGTGGCTGAAGCAACTGCTGACGCATTGACTGGCGAATTTGAACGTCTAAAAGAGTTTGGTGTGCGTGTCTCACAAGAGGGCGAACAATTAAGTGTTA